TCACTTTCCACATTTCTCTTCCGAATGTTCAACTCCCTCTTTAAGTGGCTTCATGAAAGCACCCTGTGTTGATGGATTTGAAACAAAATCTCAACATATTAACTCGAAATCTTCTTGGACATAATCTGCATCATCTTTGCCTTCTTTTTTAACAGAGCCTAGGCCTCTAGATGAAATGCCCAAACTAATTCCTGCTTTAAACAATTCCTTTAAGATGTTACCTGAAGGTGTTCCTAGTACTTCGATTACGCCCATTAAATCTTTATCTTCTCAATATAAATCAACTATATTATGAGAAACATTATTAAGATTTATTACTGACGAATTTCCTGTTCAAAATCCTTTTCCTTCATCCATTACATAAAAGTTTTCATTATCTTCTACTGATAAACAAACGATATTACCATCATAATCAACTTCAGATATATTTAGAAATCTTTTATCCAAAGTAATAGATGATGTTGATGAAATGTTTAACTGATGCAATGCTTTTTTATTTTTTGCTTTAATTAAATGACCTGCAAAAAAATAATCTTTTTTTGTTTCGTTGATTGTTCTATTTCCTGATCTTCCAGATTTAATTAGTATTTCATGTAAATCATCAATTAATTTTTTAGATGTTGAGAATATATTTCTTATTCTACCATTTTTATGAAATCTACCATCACCTACCGCAAATCAATATATTAATTCATTTAAGAAATATGAATTCATATTTTTAATTTCATTTGGAATATTCTTTGTATATGTTGAATTGCCAAATTTACAATCAAAGTACATTCCTATTCTTGGGTCTTTAATGATAAAATATTTTCTTTTATTATATTCTCATAATATGTCGTTTTCTTCTAATCTTTCTTTTATTATGTTTATAGTTTTTTTCTTTACTTGTTTAACCATTCATTGATTATGGGAATCTGTGGTTCCATCAGACAAATACAATCCAATTAAAAAAGCAGCAAATAAACTATTAACAGTTAAATTCTGCGAATATTCATTAATTTCTTCTTCATTTCATTTATATTTTGTATGAGTTGATTTATTTCTTTTAATTAACATTTCTTTATTTATTCCTGGGAAGATAAAATTTTCAGAATAATCTACATCTCATTTTCCCAATTTAGGAATATAACTTTTTGTATACTTTTGTGAATTATTATATAATTCTTTCGCTTTAATATATTTTAACGCATTATTTCTATTTCCTAATAAAAATCTATGATCTGGAGTAACCATTGTTTTAATATTTCTGTTATTAATTTGAATCATTTTGCCACTATACTTTTCGTAAATAACTTTTTTCACTGGTTTAATTTCGATTTTTTTAGTTTTAATGTTTAACGAAATAACATCTTCGCCTTCTTGAATTTCATGTATTAATTGTCATCCTCTATTAGCGGTCAAAGCCTTTGCTCCTTCACGAAAACAGTCCGGATGATCAAGTTCCCCCATTGCTCTATGTTCTTTAATATAAGAACTTTTATATTTGTTCGCTTCATTTTCTAAGATGCCATGTGGATAAACTCTGCCATTTTGATTTAATGCGTCTGCTCTTTGAACAACACCTTTTACAATAAATCTTTTATCTGGTCTATTTATCGCCTCATTAATAGCTTCTTTTGGTATTTGAAACATTAGTGTATCTACTAATAATTGCTTATTCATTATCTATCTCCTGAATTCTTTTCATTCTTTCTCTGATTAATTTCAAATTTGTTTATTGCCAATATTAGCTCTGTTATAATTTTTGATGGTTCGTTAAGTGACTTTCATACAGTATTCATTTTTTTCATTTTACTTCCTCTAATCTGTTTATATTTTATCGTTTTTATCCCTTAAGTGTTTCCAAATATTTAATTAAAGAATCTATTTTGTCTGAATATTTTAGTCCCACTGATATATCCAAAACATCTTTAAATTGATGAGCTAGTTCCCCACCATATTTATTGTTTTTTCAAAAATCTTGGAAATCTTTATATCCAAGTTGTTTATATACTTTTTGAACAGTCAATATTCAGTCATTATGTGCTATTTTTACTTTTGGCAAACTCTTTAATATCATTTTTAATTTGACTTCTGAATCTTTAATAATGTCTTCAATATCATCGCCTTCTCTAATCATTTCTTCTTTTATCATTTCTCTTAATTCTGATTTTTTCATTTATTTACTCCCTTAGTCCGTTTCTTTATCTGCTTTTCAATTCTTATCTATATAATCGAAAAATTCTTTCTTCTTTGAATCATCTAAATCGGCAGGTGACTTAACATTAAACTTGTCAAGTACTGTTTTAAAGAACTTTTGATAATCAGTTTCTTCTTTAAGTATCTCACCAATCATGGCTCTAACTTTGTCTCTTGTTGACTCTTTAGCTGACTCTTTGATTATTTCTCTAATCATAGCCCTAACACTGTCCTTAGTTGATTCTTCTAATGCTTTTGTGCTTTTCTGCTCTTTAAGTCTTCTTTTAAGGACTTTAACATATTCTTTGGCCATTTTCTTTTCTCTCTTATATTCGTATCCTTCAATCTTTCTTTGTAATGATACTGGTAATACAAGATCAGAGCCTTCCATAATATTTTTTGCAAAATGTGCAACTCTGCTAGCATCAACTTTATATGTCTTACGCCATTTATTTTCGTCTAATGTCTTCATTCACTCACGTACTTCTTTTACTCTTATTCTCATTATAATTTCTCCATTGTTTTTAATACTATCTCATGTCTAATACTGAATTAAGATGTTCAATTGCGTCTTTAGCTTCCTTAGCTTTTACTTTATCAGTTACTTTATACGTTTTAAGTTTTGCTGTTAAATCTTTTACCATTTTTACTAATTCGCTGTAATCTGCCTCTTGTAACGACCCAAGCTCTTCTCTAATCATTTGTCTTATTTCTGACTTTTTCATTTTATCTTCCTTTTTTATTCTTTTAATAAAAAACAACACGGTAAAACCTTATTACTACGGTAACTAATCGCTACCGTGTTGTTTATTTTTTACGCTCTATTCTTTGAACGCTTTAATGGCCCCAATAATACTTGAAAGCCCTGTTATGATTTCAGATAAGTTTTGAAATATTGATTCAATCAAAGCTTCTGCCTTATCATTCTCAATATCAAATTCTTCTTTCAAATAGTTAATAGCTTCAAGACGTTTTTCTCCATCTGCCAATTCCTTAATAGCTTCGGGTAATTCTCCGATTACATTAAGCACACTTACAATCTCAGGAATGTCATCCAAAAATTCCATAATGTCGGAACTTGTTCATTTGTCATCTTCAAAAGCGGCAAAGGTAGATTCTGCTACTGCTACAAGTGCGTTAATTAATTTCTTTAATGCGTTATTCATTTGTATTGTCTCCTTTTATACTATTTTAATATATCATTTGAAATGATATATTAATTTTTATTTCATTTTCTTCAACTTTATTTGCCGAACTTTACTAGCGCCGTATATATAAGAGCAACGAATGTATTATCAATTGTTTTTAATTTATTTTTAAAATATATTACAGGCTTATATTCTTTTCTAATTTCATCTTCCGAAGCGCTACCATAAAAATCAACATTAAATACTTTTATATCCGAAATCTTCTCGAATTTATCAACTGCCTTTATCGCATTTTTTTCAGAAGTAAATCCCAAAACTGCTCACGAAGATAATGGTCCATTTAATTTTACGGCAACTCAACTAGTTTCATCAACACTTACTTCATTTACTCTTCTTATCTCTTCTTTTATCATTTGTTTCAATTCTGATTTTTTCATCTTATTATTCTCCTATTATTTAATATCAAACATTAATGTAACATACTTTACAATTACATTATCTCCTGTTTTTATAGTAACTGGCAAATTAACGAGTGAATCTTCTATATTTGCATATAAGGGATAGTATTCATTTCTTGCTATACCTAAACTATCTGTGTAAACTAATTCATTAATATGACCAAATAAAACCTCATATTCAACGGGATACTTCGATATTAATGTCAAAGAAGAACTGTCAATAACATTTAAGATTATATCAAAACTCTTATTAAATATATCTTCTTCGCTATTTACAAATAAAGTGTCTGGAGTAGCAATACAATAATTGACTTCTGCATTTAAATCTCTGCTATCACATCCGCTAATCATTATTAATGTTACTAACAATATTAAACAAAATATTTTCTTCATTTTTCTTCCTATTTTTTATAAATTTTGTAGAATTTCATCTGCATTATCAAATTTCTTTTTTAAAAGAGCGGATAAATTTTTATCTAGTCTACGTCTTATAACATCTAATTCGTTAGGCATATATGAAAAATATGAATTTAAACGTTCAATTGCTTCATAAGCAGTTATTAATCTTTTGTCTTTTAATAATTTTGCGGCCATAACTCTTGCTTGTGTATGATCATTTTGACCTGTTAACGCACCTATATCACTAATTACACCTTGAGGTGCCATTTTACCTTCATTCAGTTTACTTAACTCTTTTCTAATTACTTCTCTTAATTCTGATTTTTTCATCTTATTATTCCTCTATTCTATATCATCTATTGGATATAAATAATAATATATATTTGTACCATAATCACAATCATCAACAACTATGCTAAGAAGTCTTTCCATATCTTCTCCATTAATATTATATTTTTTGTGAATTTTTATAAATTCTTTTTCTAAATATTTTTCAAGATTTTCAAATGCTTTCTCATATACTTTAGTGACATCTTTCTTTTGCGCTTCTCAGCCAGTATTCTTTTCTGATAACTCTTTTCTTATTAACTCTCTTAATTCTGACTTTTTCATTTTATATATCTCCTTTTACATTCACGCTTTACGCTTTTTAAATAAATCAAACATGATGATCGCCATTTCTGAGCGAATCAGTTCTTTAATTTTTCTGTAATCTTCTGGCTCTAATTCCTCGTTAAGACTAATTCCTTTAGCGGCCTCTCACCCAAAAATCTTACATCACTTTCTAATGTCTTTAAGACGCTTTGAATTAGGTCCCTTTGTAGAAAACGCATAAGGAGTTTCATATCCCGCTACATCACCAGTTGTACTCAATTCTCTTAAAAAACTCTTCATTTATTTTATTTCCTTTCTATAATTATTTAGTTACATCTTTTAAATATTTATAAAGATAATCTTTCTCATGTTTATATCATTTTTTAAAATCTGTTATTTCCGTTTCGGCTCTAAAACCATCCATTTCCGGATATACCACAACTTCCGAAAATGCCTCTTCATAGATATACTTAATAAATTTCATTAACTCATTTTCATTATATGTGTTGCCACCAATACTAACATGAGATTCATTTAATAATTTAACTTCTTCTCTTATTATCTCTTTTAATTCTGACTTTTTCATTATTTCACTCCTATATATTTCATATAATTTTAACTTCTATAAGTTAACATATCATAAACTTCATCTCAGTTTACTTTTGCAATATTAATTTTTGAGTTCAAAGCATATTTTTTTCATACTTTTTTAAGTTCTCTACCATTACTCGTATCAAGTCCAAGATTCTTTAAATTTTCATCATACAAAAATCATGATATAACTTCCTCTGTATCACGATTCTCAGTAAGTCTTTGAATTTCTTCTCTAATTAATTCTCTCAATTCTGTTTTTGTCATATCTTACCTCTACTTATATTGCATAACGTCTTTTTATGCCCGGCATTATGTTAAATGAATCTTCCATAATCTTTGCATAATTAACACCAAATATTCTGCGAGCTTCACCAACACTATAATTTACACAATAAGAGTTTGTTATCGTTTCATATCCTAAATCTTCTTTAATACCAGTAACTCCAAGTGCTTTTTTAAATGCTTTGTAATCTTCTTCTTTCTTCAAAATTGCAGTGTTTCAATCATTATGTTGAACAAAAGGTATACTATCAGAATTTGCAATAACATTTGATATTTCATTCTCTAATTCGTATAACTTCATCAAATTTGTAATTTGAGCATCTTTAACTCTATTACCTCTTACTAAGCTCTCAGTATGCTTTAAAAGCTCTGTAAGTTTAATTGTAATTACTTCTGAATCAATCTCAGGAATATATCCTTCTAACAATTCTGTTACTCTTGGGACTTCTTTTTCAATATACTCTTTTAATGCAGTTACATTTGACATACTATCAATATATGTTTTTAGCAAACATTTCTGAGCATCATTTAAGATGGCATATTTTTTGTTAAATTTTTCAATTAACATATTATATGCTATAACTCTTATTTCTTTATCCTGACTCTTGTATTTTTCAACCATTAAATCAATTTCTGTTTTCTCTGATTTAGTTATTTTATTTGTAACATGTTCTATAATTGTATATTTTGTTTGAACAATTTCTGTTGGGTTATAATTGTTTTTGGGATATAATTCGGCCTCAAATAGTTTGTATATCGAAGCTAATATTTTATAATTTTCTACCTTAGAATTGAACAATGTATCAATACTGTAATGCTTCTTGATTTCTTTAATAACATTATACTTTTCTTGCGCTAATTGTGATTCATTTAATCTTTTACGCATATTAATAACGGTATCTAAAAAATACTCTAACTTGTTTTCGTCTTTCGTTTTGTATTCTACAATACTATTATATAATCCTAACTCTTCCGATAATAACTTCCCCTTTCCAAAAAACTCTTTTAATATATCGAAAACTGCCGAACCGACATTACCTTCAAGAGTATCAATTGTAATTTGTCTCAATAAGGTTTCGTATATTATCGCACTATTACGAAGTTTCAGATGTTTAAGCTTACGCATATGTTTTCTCCTCGACAATATTATTTTCATTGTCAATTTTTATTTTTTATAACTATATCATTTAATATAAATATAATTATTTTTAATTATTTTTATAATATTTTATCTTTTTCGCTTTTTAATATTTCACTAATCAATGACTTGTCCGTTTCTTCTTTGGCATATTTTAACGTTGAATTTAATCTCTCTAAAAATTTTCATTTATCTTCAATTCTTTTTTGTATGAAACCGTCAAGTCTCTGCATTTCTTCTTCATCGTCCTCAAATATATCTTTGGCAGTACCTTCTAACGATAATGCACTGCCACCATTATAGTTATGCTTTAATCCATTCTTATCGGTTTTACCAGAATCTTTCATATCATCTACTCCTAACATTGTATCAAATTTGCCTTTTTTACTTTTAGTTGTTGTGTCAGTTTCATCCGTTTCTTCATTCGTTTCATTATTATCATCATCTCCTCAACTAAATCCATCGTCTTCTTCTTCACCATTATCTTTATTTGGTGTTGGATTTGCAGGATCAGTTCCATCTGATTCAATTGATTCATATCTAAATTTACGTTTTTTATCTTTAAGTACACCATTACGCTCTTTTATTGCGTCTTCTTCATTTATCTTTAAAACTTGTTCATATATAAAATCACTACTGATTAAATTAGTATCCATCATATCTCTTGCTAATGATATTTTGGAATTTCATAACTCTATTTTTAATTCCTCATGAACTACTGACGGATTAGTTAATGTTAATTCAAAATCTAACAAATCTTTGTTTTTATATCCCTGTGAATAAAGATGTATAATGGCTATCTTAGTTAATTCAGAGATAATAATCTTTTGTATTCTTTCAATCGTTCTAGCGAATCTTAGATCTTCCGCAGACAAAGTTGCCTTAGATCCAATTTCCTCTTCGTAACCGAGAAATGCTTTTGGTATTCTTAATGAAGCAAATAATTTTCGCTGTAAGTATTCTATATCATCAATTACTGCATATTCCATACCACCTAATGTATCAATTTCAGTTCCACTATCACCACCCCTAACTGGGAAAAAGAAATCCTCATTGATCGAATTCTTAACAAAAATACCATCTCTTTCTTTTCCGTTATGTGAATCAATAGCAAAATTATGATATGTCTTAACATTCATGCAATATACATCATCCACATCATCTAAAAATTTTATTTCTTTCACTTTATGATTTATCGTTACCTCTTTTAAGAAATCTCTTTTATTTATAAAATCATTAACACTTTCAAAATTTCTTTTTAAAATTGCTCGCTTTATTACCATGGGAATGAATTTTTTTGACTTTTTTCTTCCACTATTTAACTGTAAGTAATAATCATATAATTCTGGTACTTTGTTCATTTCATTTACTATTTTGGATAAATTTATATTTTTATTGTTTTTGACTATTTTAATAACATTATTAAATAAATACTCATCAAACCTATCCATCATTGCTTTTGAAACTTTTTCTTTATAAGATTTATTTTTTCATCTTTTAGTGTTTTCCGCTTGCATAAACTTGGAATGAGTTTCTTTAAATTTTTTTGTTTTTGAAGGATGATTCGTTTTCATTCTATTTATTGCAAATATAGATAATTTTTGTTTCATTAGTTTTGCTTTTTCTTTACCATATATTTCTTCTCAAGTTTTTCCGTAATTTGGATTTTTTTCTCCAATTTTAGCTTGAGACATTTTAATTATCATATCATTAGTACGTTCATAAGGCACGTAATTTTCCTTCATTCATTTGGAATGTTTTGGCCTTTTTTTGTTACTTAATCTCTCTGAATATTCTTTTTTTCTTTTTTCCGTAAAAGCCTCTGAAATTTTAATAGCATTTTCTGCTAATATACTATTTGAAGCTTTTGTTAATCCAGTAGATCATATTTTTCCTCTTCCTTCTTCAAAGTTTTTTTTGTGTGTTCGACTTCTTTTTCTGTTTATCTCTTTTTTTTCTTCTTTACTTTTTGAATGTCACATATCACTGGCATTTTTAGCATGATATGCAATATGTTCAAAAAATTTCATTGAACAGTTCAAATTTTCTGGACAATTATTGTTTTTGTTGAAATTTTTATGATGTATTACGTTTGAATTATTGATATAATTATCAATATTATATTGTTTCGCAATCATTCTATGAGTAAATTTATACTTCTGTATCTTCGGATTAAATATTTTTTCATAGCCTTTTATTCTCTTTTCCGTTGATTTAGCAGTTCTAAATGGCATTAATGAATCATTTTTTTCTAAATCTTTAGCAGCCTTATAAGAACAATCTCTAAGCATTACTGGATGATTAGGTTCGAAATCAATATAAGAATCATCATCTAATATAACTCTGACCAATTTAGAATCTCTTATTGTTAAATCACATCACAATACTTCACCTGATTTTATTTCTCCATTATCGTTTCTATCTATCGAATATACATAATTTTTCTTTCCATCTTTTCATTCTTTTGCTAATTCTTTGATTGTTACAACTCTCCCATCTATTAAAGGAATTTTTGTGTCTTTTCTTACCGGCATCATATTATATTTTAAATTATAATCCCCAGTTTTTGGGTCAACAAACGGCGTTCTTCTCATACCATTTATAATATTTTCCATGTGTTCATCAATCTCGTCCGGTGCTAAAGCTCCAACATCAACCTTAATAACTCTCTTTTCAGGTGCTCTTGTTATTCTGTGTATTAACATAGCATCTTCCATTAACATTAATTGCTTTCATACTTTTCTGCCACCTTCAAGCATGCTTCTCCCATAAGGAAAGTGAAATACATCGCCTAATAATCTAAAGTGTGCAACCTGAAACTCTTCCAACATATCCTTTTGATCACCAGCTACAACGAACTGAACTAAATATGGATTTTCCTCATCTACTCCTTCGAGTCTCTCAACATCATAAGGCGATAAAACTTTAATGTTTACAATACCTAAATCCTTATGAAGTTCTAAGTACAAATAACAATCACCAAACTTACACATGTTTCTAATTCAACCTCATAAGTTAAATGGAATATTTAATATATCATAAAATAAATTTTGTAATATACCTTCTATATTTTTATTATTTGTTGTGACTGTTAATATATCTTCAAATTCGTCTTTTGTGGTTGATTCTTCCGAATAAAGATCGAGGGCTGATGAGAGAATCGGATCTCGATCCATTTCCATGTAATCATTATATAATAATTGTTTATCAACTCCACCTTGTATTGCCGCACTTGTTTCTTCTAGCTTTGCATAAGTTTTCATACGAGAATATTTTCCTGATTCGCCGTGACGCATTTGAAATCCATCCGTATCTATTACTTTAATTTTCTTTTTTCCAACATATCTAACAATAACATTATTAGAGAATAATCGTCTTAACCCTCTATAAAAATTACTTGTTTCTTGTGCCATATATTATCCTTCCTTTATAAAAAATCTCTTAAGTTTAATTTGTGTCCATTTACATTTGCCTTTCATGGATCGCCATCATCGCTGTCATTATACATTTGTTTGTTAGTTAATTTTCCCGTAAATTTTAACATTTTCTTTGTTGTCTTACGACTTTCTGTTAATAGGGTTATCGCTATTTCTCTCACATACAATCCCATGGCGGCAGACAAAACTAAATCATCATTTTTACCATTAATTGCCTCTGCCTTTCCACCTTTCTTATATACAAATGTTGTCAATTCGTTTAATAACCTTTTTGAGTGAACTATAATTTCTCTCTCTCTGAAAAATCTCTCCATTTTATTTATCATTAATGGTCTGGTAATCATTGTGTTACTAAATCCAGGTATTTTATTTGCATTACTTTGTAACAAGAGTTTAACTCTTTTTGCAATATCAGCTTTTTCGCCCGCTCTTCCTGAGTAATATAAATTTTCATATCGCTTATGTAATGCCGCTTCAACTGTTGTCAATCCTAATCCATTATTCTCAATTACTAATAAGGCACTATTATATTCAGTTGCAACACTTACTGTTCATGTTCCTAAATCATACGGGTCAATTAAGCCAACATACTCACCAACTTGTTCTAATGTTTCTACATCTCAAATATGAAAGGCAGATTTATCTGCAGAATCACCACGAGAAACATCGACTGATACAATATATTTATGATTCGGTTCGGGATATTTTCATATTCAAAATTTACCAGCATATCTTTTTTCTATTGGTTCGCATACATGTTTTTTTCTATACTCTTCTATTATTTCTAATTCAACAACTGAATCACCTGATGTTAAAAACGAGCAATCATGCTCTTGAGCAGCCGCCTTTTTACCCATTTTTCTATCTTCATTATCTCTATAAGCTTGATCTCTATTGGGATGTAAATGTCAAGGTAATTTAATTGTATTAAATTCATTCTCACCAGCTTCTGCATCTACTCATAATTCATGAAAAACATTTCCCACGCCCTTAGGTGTTGATAGAATAATACAATCACCACCTTCTGCTAATGTATTACTTGCAGATGTTCAAATTTCTCTTGCTAGATTTTCTTTTACAATAGCACACTCATCTCAAATCAATAATGACAAAGCGTCAGAACGTCCGGCATCTTCGGTAGCTGATGAAGCCTCAACTGTTGAACCATTTCTAAAACGAAGTTTGGATTTGGTATCTACAGGTAATTTACCATTATCATCTTCTGCCATTCTTTTTAATCATTTTGGTAATAGTTTGTATATTGTGTTTATTTTATATACCATACTATTTGCAACTCTTGTCTTATTCGCTATAATTAATATCATTTTATTATCATGAAATAACATTAATCAAGTTGCATAAGCAGAAGTTAATGTAGAAATTCCTAATTGTCTCGCTTTTAAAATAATATTTCATCTATGTTTTAAAAACTCTCCAACTGCATCTTCCTGAAAATCATACAAATCAAACTTTATTAAACCTCTTTTCGGATGTAATATTGTGCAATACTTCTGCATAAAATACGCAGGATCGGTTGCACATTTGGCGTATTCCAATTTGATGAGTCTTTTCATTTCAGCAGATTTACTTTGTGACTGTGTGTTTTTCATAATATTTCTCTTCTGTTATTTTACCATAAAGTAATATGCATACGTATGCTTTATGTTATCAATGGCATCATCAATAGCTTTACCGTCTCCCGTTTTAATTGCATTCATCAATACTTTTGCAGTCTTATTAAGTAGCTTTAGTTGATATTCAAAATTTTCTTTTGGATTGGTATAAAATTTATAATTACCCTTTGTACTTTTTTCTAGTTCTCCAAATCTATTACTCTCTTCACCAAGTGATTTTGTAGTAGTCACAACACCTAACTCTTCTCTAATAATTTCTCTTAATTCTGATTTTTTCATAATATTATTTCTCCTATATTAACGCAATTCATCTAATAATTCTTTTGCTCTTGTATAAAATCTCAATGCTTGTTGAAAGTTTTTATCAGCGGTCTCAAAGGCCCTGCCAGGTGTTGTATTTTGAAGCTTGTTCTTCTTGATATACAACCTTGTCTTTTCTCTGTCTCTATTGACGGTATTAAGCTTCCTAAGCAAAGGCTCTAACACCTCTCCATTATACATTCCTTCAAAAATGTTAGCTTTCATCTCATTTAATTCTTTCTTAGTTATCATTTAATCACTCGACAATTTAGTTGACTTCTTTCAAGCTTTTCATTCTTCATAATATTTCTCTGAAGCAAGAATTATTCACAAAATTCCAAAAAATGCTAATCGTTTATAATTTGGTATATCATTATCAAGTAATTTTGCTAATTCTAATCAAATACTCAACATTCCCATTACTAAGCTTGATGTATAAACCGTATCTTTTAATGACATTACATAATGTTTAAAATCTTCTTCTAAAAATTCTCTATCTTCTTTAATCGTTTTGAGCTTGTTGATTTGATTTAAATTTTTATAATTTGATTTAAATTTTTTATTGATTATTGCTAATGCTTCATCTTCTTTTCCGGAAGCAATAATTGATTGAGCAAACTCTTCTCAGCCAGTTCTTATTGATTTTGCTATCTTTTGAACTGACAATTTTGCTAAATCTTTTGTCATCTTTAATAATTCACCAACGCCTTCGGCAAGTAACATTTCTTCGTTAACAATTTCCATTAATTCAATTTTATTCATTTTTCTCAAACTCCTTCTCTTCGCTAATTAACTTTTCCTCCAACAAATTTAACTGTGTTATTTGAGTCTCCATCGCTTTTCTCTGCGTATTATAGCTAATCTGATCTATTGTTCAGGTTTCTAATTCTCCACTTTCATTACCGACAAATTGAATTTTTTTATTGAAGTCTTTTAGTTGCTCTTCTAACATTCGCTTATTATCTTTAATTTGAGATAAAGCATTTTTACGCAATCTTTTTTCTACATGTGATCTTCAAGTTCCTGCAATTCTCATCTTGCCCTCTTCTTCAATTACACAATCTCAACACTTACCCTCTAACTCTCAAGGCTTTTTGTCGTAACGTCTTCTCATTTTTCTATTACATATTGGACAATGAGTTGGCATTTGACTTTCTTCTTTGGTTTCTTGTAAAAACTTAGCCTTTGTTGACATATAAGTATTATTATATAATGTCATTTCAACTCCATCCTCATCTCAAACATCGCCAGCTTTTTTGTTTCTTCTAATCTCAGCAAGTCTTTCGTCTTTTGACTTTTTATTGCCCATATAATATGATTTTGATTTTTTATTATTTCCCGCAAGCATACGTCTAACTTGTTGTATATTATTATTTTTCACTATAACCCCCGTAATATATCCTTTTCTATTTTTAATAAATCATTAACAACTCTTTCTTTTAAAGGTACTGTATGATAAGTATTTTGAGATAACTCTTCAGTTCCTGTTATGTCTTTTGCCGTATCAATTGCTCTTTTCTTTTCTTCTTTATCTACATGTTGAGCAAATTTAAATCCTAATTGAATAGCAACTTTTGTTATTCATTTCCTTCATTCATTATAGGCCTTTGTTCCTTTCCAATCTCTATAATTGGTTGGAGTACTCGCTCCGGCAACACCAGCAGGGAAGAAACTTACAGCAATAGCATCACCATAATCATCTGCATTTGAATAATCTTCATTAACTCCATTTACAAGATAATTAATAATTTTCATACCAGCTTTCTCCGCCAATTTTTTTACATCTTTTGAATAATGTCTGTAATTTACATATCAGGTTGCAGGACCATCATCTGCATCAGTACTATTAACTGGAGAAGCTGTCATCTCAGTTAATAATCAATCTTTATCTAATGATTCTGTAAATTCTTTTAGTTTTACAATACTTTCATCTTTAAATAGATAACTATTAATATTTTTTTCTATTTTATTTTCCATAGCTAATTCTTTTTCTCAACTTCAACCTTCTGTGAATTGATACTTACTAGTTAACGCTTTATATTCTGCTGTACTCATACCGTCAGGTAAATCAATATTCTTTTGATATACTTTTCTATTTTTTCTTCTTGGATCATCATTTGTCATTATATGTCAAATTTTATTTAATTCGTCTTCCGTTCGTTTTATGCTACCAGCATAATCTTTTGTAGGAACTAGAACGCCTTGATTTCTGGAATCATTTTCTCAATTATCGCCAGGGTCTTCAAATTTACCTTTGGAATTCATTACAACCTCAATTCTTCAACCATTACCTAATATGTCAATCCCAGTGTCATCTTTAATATCTTTAGCTAATTTTCTGAATTTACTTTGAGGAGGATATTCTCAAAATGAAACTATTTTTTTATTTTCCCATAAGCGCCCTTTATATTTAAGCTTGTCTCGTAAAATAGGATATCTATCATCTTCATTTTCCCATATCGAGTAATGAGTTTGACCGTTTTCACTATGAAAAAATTTGTTATTAAATCAACCAAAAGCAAAAGCGTCATGATCGTTATAACTACAAAGTGTAGATAATGCATCCGAACTAATACCATCTGGGGTTTCATTCAATTGTTTCTTTTCTCAACCTCAACCTTCTGTAAATTGATATTTGCTAATTATAGCTTTATACTCTGCCGTACTCATGCCGTCAGGTAAATTCTTAATATTCTTTTGATACACTTTCTTGTTTTTCTTTCTAATATCTTGTGGAGATAATACATGTATTAGTGCTAATTCTTTTGCTGTTCTTTCATCACTACCACCATATTTTAATGTCGGAATTAAAACACTTACACGATCATTTCAGTCCGTATCACGAACTTTAATTGGTTTTCCATTCTTATTCGGAACAATCTCAACTCTTCAAGATTTACTTAATAGATTTGTATTAATATTAGAATGACTACCAAGCTCTTTCATTAATTTTTTTCACTTACTTTCTGGTGGATATTTTCAAAATGACATTATTTTCTCTTTAAGTCATAAACGACCAGGGTATTCTAGTTTTTTTCTCGAAATATAATCGTAATCTTTATCTGCTTTCTTTTTTTTCACATCTCTGGGTACCAATGAGTAATGCCAATCAGTACTATTCTCACCAACATATAATTTTCCCTTATATCAAGCAAAAGCTCTTGCTTCACTATCTCCGAAACTAAATTTATCATAATTTATCGTTACCCATTCTGGATTTTCAGTTAATAAATCTTTTATTACATTCTCCGTTAACTTATCTATTCCTTTCATTTAATAATCACACCTTTCTATTCCTTTCATTTTATTATCCTATATATTTTCCATTACTATTATCTATATTTCAGACTTTAATTATATTAGGAAAGTTTTTTTTCCCATATTGTTCGTGAAACTTTCTGTGACATTTTACGCAAAGTGTAATAGCATTTCTCAAATCATATCTTGTTCTTTTGTGTCTTTTAAAGCCTAAAATATGATGAGCGTTAATTCTACAACCAACTCTCCCACACTTTTGACATCTGTTTCCATCTCTTTTGAAAATAGCTTTACGTCACTTTTTATATCTATCAGAATGTCGCTCTATTATAGCTTCATCAACAACACTACGTTTTATAATCTTATTTTTGCTCGTAAAATTCTTTCTATTTTTAATATTGCCCTTCAATAATTCTGATATTTTATCTAGAGTATTCATTAACTATCAATTCTTATTCACCAATATGTACTTTGTATTTCTTTGCATTATCTATTCATTTTTTAGCAATGACATTTTTAACTGGTGTATTTGTTCACTTGTTTATTGTTTTATATGTTATATCAGGTAACGTTAATTTATCATCTTTCTTACTGATATTACCGTCAACTTCTAAAAAGTTTTTACCAAATAATGTTTTGAAATATTCTAAATTATTTTGAACTTGATGTCACATATCAACAACATCACTTTCCTTTAATTTTCTTTCTCTAAAATTATTACGCTGTAAAGCTGTTTCAACTGTTGTATTTACAAAAACCATATATGTATCGTAACCCATACTTTCTAATTGCTGTTTTAAATCATCAACTCGCTTTCTATTTCTTGCAGTAATATCTATAATCATACCAATTCTGCCATCAACAAATGTCTTATATCGTTTGGCTGCCGCTATCTTAGCTTTACTATAAATAGATTCAGGGTTCTCATTAGCATATATTTTCCATAATTCTTCATCATTAAGTTTTGTTAAATCAGCACTTAAACCTGCTTTCTTTAACATATGTTCAAACTCTCTATCAGAATTAAATATTTTTAACCCATCTGGAGAAAATGATAGTTTCTTGGGAATACTGAATAACTCACTTGCTACTGTAGTTTTTCCAGAATTATGAACATTTATTTCTGATTCACCAACAAAATAATTATGATTGTTTGATACTTTCAAATCATAAACATACTTTTTATTATAATCTGTAATCTTATTGATAGACTTTATTTTTATATTATTTTTCGTATAATAACATAATATATCGCTCTCCTCTGTTAGATTTTGTGCTTCAATTCAAGAACCATCTCTTAATCTAATTTTATGGTCAGGCGTGCAAACAATTTTTTCATCATTTTCTAGTATAATTTCAATCATTTCATCTTTTGCGAGATAGTTAAATATTTTCTCAACTTTTTCTAATACTTTATTGTTATTGTTATCAGTTGTTCATATCAAATCTCCACATTTTACATCTGATATTTTTTTATGTCCATCATTAGTTTTAACAAGCGTATCTTCATCAAAACAACCTGGACCGCCACCCATAAATATGATTTTGAAAATACCTTTATCATTAACCCCTTCTGTAATTAAAGGTAAAAATTTTGTTGCTTTCATTGTTAAACTCCCTTGCCAAATACTTTTTTAATTGTGAGTAATATTATTAGAAATGACTGAACAACTCCAATAAATCAAGTGATTGTTTCTTTAAAATTAAAAGCGGATATATCTTTATTTTCGGTAGTTGTAGGCGTGACCACCTCCTTCATCTGCTTATTTTCTTCTTGTACTATTATAGGCCTTGCACTAAAAGAATTATTAAAAATATCTGACATATCCACTTCCGAATCTTTCGTATTTACTTCTATGCTCTCTTTGTTTTTTATATGATTTGAGTTATCTATAAATGTTGGCAATCATAAAACTGTTAGTATAATAAATCCCGCAAAGATAACTCCAATAAAAGTTTTTTCTATAGACTTTGTTAATTTCTTATCAACTGCTTCTGCTAATTTCATTTTAATTTATTTTTCCTCTAATTTTACCCTACTAACTCAACTTGATGCAAATATTTCTTGACTTTCATTATTTTCCATTATATTAATATAGCGATAACCTTTCATGCAAATGTATCAAATTTTAATTTCATGTCATTTATTAGAATAATTACTATTAACAGTTTGTATAATTCCAATTGTTTTACTTCCAATTATTCCATCAACTTTTAAATCATCTCATAGTTTCT